TGTAATCAGTAGGTCCCGGGTTCGACTCCTGGTGCCGGCACCATATAAATCAAGGGCTTGCAGCGATGCAGGCCCTTGTTTTTTGTCCCAGACGTAATAAGGGACGTAATAAGGCCACCCTATCGGGCTGCCTTACACACGCCCAAGCCGAGATCCCACCTCAGCTACACACGTCCGTGAACAGTAGCGCTGAACCTTGGCCACCCCTCCGGTACAGGGCAGCACTCTCAAAATCCGAGGGGGGTCAAAAAAAAGGTAATATTAGTAACACGGCCTGTCGCAAATGGCTCCAGCCCTTACGGATCGTGGCCTGCAGCGTTTTCGAGCAAAGGTAATATTGAAGCGATACAAAGGCGATAATATTACCTTTTACTAAAGCTATATTTTCATTTCTTAAAACCCAATGAATCCGGGGGTTTCAGGAAAATATTACCTTTCATATCGCTTCATATTACCTTCCGATGTAATACGCAGAGCCCAGCAAAACCGTGGCCTCCAGCATAGGTCCGTGGGCCATATAGCTAATATCGCTCTTTTTGAAAACACCCTCCCATACCTGAGATTCAATCTCATTTAAAACGGCTTTTTTCAGAATCCAGACTGCAAGGGATAGAGGCCTGTAGATCGTCACCAGTGCGTGCAATCGTATGTAATGTCCAAAAGATCCTGAATGCGGCTACAGCCCCCGGTCTACTTGAGCTGTAGAGGCTGGATCTGATCTGGCCACCGTTGCCCTGATGCGCAGCTTCGGGACTGTTGTCGATTTGAAAAACCACCCCCTTCCTCGGTTTTCCAATTTTTCACCCAAGCGGGCCGGGCCTTTGAGGTTTGCCCCCATTTGCACAGCCCTGTCGCTCGCAGTGCAAGGCGCTGACATTTTTCTGCACAAGTTTGCACGTTGTGCAATTGCCGCTCCCCTGCGCAACCCCACGGCTGGCTTGGGCTGAAGTATTGCTTTCATCGCATTTGGGTTTGCACAAAAAACGGACGCAAAGCCCGTCGGCGGGAGGGGGATAAGTGCTTTTTCGTCAGATTTTTTCTTCGCGCCTCGTATTTCAAGTGTGGGAGGCGTGAGAACATTTCATCGGATTGAGATGGCGGGCTGCATTACTGTGAATATACTGTATTAACGTACAGCATAAGTATCAGGAGTCCTGACCTGTGATTGAATCGCCTATAGCAAAGAAAACCGCGGTAGACGCTTGGCAGGCGCTTTACGAAGACAGCGTCACGCTGCTGGAGCGCCCTGGTGCACACCATAAATTGCTAATAGTGCGCGCCCACCAGCTGCATCGAGCAAATATCATCGAGCACGACGAACTGGGCTATCTGCTTGAGCTTGCCGACTCCGCGCTGGAGTACGCGATCGTCACTCGTCAGGATTGCGAGGCCGAATAAATGTACGTTCAGGTAACGCCGATGCGCATTCGCGGGGTGCCGCTTTCCCCCAGAGACAGAAGCAACATTCAGCCCATCAGGGCATACGTTATGGTCACTTCAGAACAAAACGAGGAATTGGGCCGCGCGGCGAACGTCGCATGGATTCACACCAATTCACCTAGTGAGAGGGGACCGCTGCCAAGACTCCTGGACGCCACGCTGAGCGGGATGAGCCAGACAGGATTTATGCTGACAGGAATTGAATACGTTGACGGATGTGCCTACGCTCAGTCTTGGTGGTGCAGAGATTAGACGAGGCAGCTTGACAGCTCGAGCGACATGGTCGACAAAGGTGCGCTAGTTTTTCTTACCAATAAATAGATATATATCAAAAAGGGTTAACATGGATAGTTGGAATCGGCTCTCAATCTATGAGAGTACTGACTTGGTGAGAATTCTATTCAAAAAAAGGCATTCAAGAGAGTTGAATAGCGGAAAAGCCCGAGAGATTGTCTCAGCTATCGCACAGGGGCGGGAATATTTTGAAGCGGCTTCAGGCGCTGGAATCTTGGTAAGGCCCGTACTCCAATATTATGGAGTGCTAGCTTTAAGTCGTGGGTTAATTCTGCTGCTTTCCCCCTCTCTTCGAGAAACTTCACTACCTCAATCTCATGGCCTCACAAGCACTGGATGGGGAGAGCATCTGACTAACAACCAGCCGGGCAATCTTTCTGTAGAAGTTACCAAAGGCACCTTTCTATCGCTCATGGAGCATACGGCAAACTTCGAAATGCCGTGGGTTTTCACCGGCCCATATCCGAACAGGATTATAATCGCAAGAAGTTTTCCTTTTACCTCTCTTCTTAGCGCTCAGTTTTCCTTTGAAGATGTTTTATCCAGAACGCCGGAGCTTCGAGTAAACTTCGAAAAAGCATTCTTAAAATGCGCGTCTAATTATCGAGCGTTTTTATTCACGAAATCTAACTGCGAAACTGATATTGATATCTTCCAAGACACTTCGGAGCTACCCGACGAGAACACCCTTAGAACCCAATTAGCAATCCCTGACTCATCAGAACTAAACTACTCTTATGATCACAATTTTACCCATACAAACGGACATTTCCGCTATCGCCTTGAGCACAGTGAAGGCCGCAATTCTATAGAAATGCTACCGCAATTCGAGAACAACGAACACACAGATAATAGCCCTGGGGATATGGCGATAATTGCACCATTTGAAAATGGATTTTACATATCAAAAATAGGTCGCTATTTCTTACTCGCCTTTTTCCTCGGGACTTTGTCTAGGTATCATCCTACGCACTGGCTAGGCATCATGCAAGGCCGTCAGCAAGGTGATTTCATTATGCCGATCATACGTGAAGTTATGAATCGGGTCCAAAACGACTATTGCACGCTCATAATTCGGGAATTGGAAGGACCCCATTAAAAAAGCCGGATGGGATGAGTGATAAACCACTCCAATAACGACGTACAGTTGCACTCTCAGCAGAACCAGAAAGCATGCTAAACGGAGTAATGGAATGCTACTAGGTAAAAGTTGTAATAAACGATACAACATAAAAAATGGAACGTTAAGGCTTGGATCACTGGTTGAGTACAGGCGTACGGAAAATGAGCAGATTGCAGATAAAGGAGAAGGTCAATATTCCTTCACCTTGAAATTGGATGGCGAAGTTAAAGTTGACACCAAATGGTTTAATACGATCAACTCCGGAGGAGTCAATATTGGGGGCGGCGATCATTACAGGTTTCCCGGCATGCTCCTCTCCTCCGCATTCAAAGTGCATCTCGTAAAATCAGGACCTGATTTTTTGATTTTGAGAGATACGTCGATTTTTATTAAAAGAGAAGCGCTAAACTGCTTCATATTCTGCATGTCATGCGTCAAAGATCTCGCAGAGTGTGATCAAATCTTTGAAGGTTACGATGATAGGTGGGGAATAAAAGCTAGCGATATCGAGGACTTTGCTACTGATATCTCATACATTTTAATCGATGCGGTCAGAGAAGGGCACGAGACAGGGAATTTTATTCTTCCCGAGGGAACTGATCTAGAAAATCTAGACGTAATGATCGAATGGGGCCAAGTCATGTATGTCCCTCGAGTATTTCACATTACGAAGGCGAATAACGATTCACTTATGGAGTTTATGGATAAGATGAGATTCATGACACTCATCAAACCTCCGATTCCTTTTGCAAAAGAGAAAGAGTTTAGATTTCAATTTACATTCATATCAAGTGAAATGATTATTGAACCAACACAAAACCACATCATTATTGACGCCCATCGCCTACAAAAATACGTCTTGTAGGGACAACTTGCAGATCAATTTCAAACTACAGGGTCACTTCACTTAATTTAGCTGCAAGTAGACCGGCCTTTGCAGCATCAGCAGCGAAGGCTGCAGCCTGGTTTGGTACCGGCGATGAGGCGTGATTATGCGAAGCCACCTCAGCGGCCAGTTGCTGAATCAGATCTAGCGTGTCGCACAGCACCCTGAAGATGTTCACCCCTTCGGATCCGACATGGTTTTTCGGCGCGACCATCCGCTGACTGATCCCCGCCACGCTTTTGCGCAGGCCTTGGATCTTCTCCTGCATATCACCACCCACCGCCGCGTTGTGGGTCTTGCCCACCACCAGGTTGAGGTCGCGCCCAGTGGCCTGGTGCATATCGTCCAGGGCGGCGAGTGTCGCGGTCCCAGCTGAATTGAGCTTGAGCGCGCCGAGGGCGTCGATCCGCTTGATGCCACCGACCTGTTCAGTCGAATGATTCTCCACATCCTGGACATGGCTCTGATACTTCTCGCTGTTGCCTAGGGCTTCCACTTCGCGCTCGATCGCGTGGTCTCTGATCTTGCCGTCCGTCTGACGTAGCCAGTTGCCGTCCGCGTCGACGCGCTGCTGCACGGCGTCACTGTGTTGCCACACCTGATCGCCCTTTGGCACCTTGGGCAGGCTCAGGCCGTGCGGCAAGATCGTTTGGATGTACGGTTTGCTTGGCAGCCCGTAAGCAAAGCACACGACCACTTGGGTGCCTTCGTGCGGAAACGCGAACATGCCCATTTCATCACCGCCCGAAGGCAGTGGCAGGGGTACGCCAGAAAGCTGGGGCAACGCGGGATCTGCTTCACCGTCCGGACCGAGCACTTCAATATCGACGGCATAGCGCGGCCGGAAGTCGTCGCACATGGATGCGCCGGCGGGCGCGTCAGCGATGCCGATCACGCGGGCAAAGCGTGGCAAGTGATAGCCGCCGGTGAGTTCAGGAAATTGGCGTTCTACACTGCGTTTGATTGCGTCGTCCATCGGATAGCCATCTGTGTGCCGGCAAGCGTGACACTGGTGATCCGCTCGCCTTGGTTGATAGTTGCGCCTGGTCTTAGTCCGGGTAGAGCCGAAACCATTGCGCTCTGGTTGCCCTGGTAGCCATCGAACAGGCTGACCGGCAGTTGTAGAGGCATTCGAGCGCCGAAGAAGCTGTCCGCCCAGGAACCGACGAACACCTCCCCATCGCCCTGCTGCTGCCAGATGAAGTCGGAGATCCCGAAGACTCTGGCCATGCTGTCCATCGCTTGATATCCAGCAGCCAAGCTGTAAAAAAACGGGGCTTTGACCTTGGCATAAGCCTGATCCGGAACACGAAAGCGCAGACCGGTTCGGGTGCTGATTTCGGACAATACGGCGCGTAGATCCACATGACGCAAATTCAACGGCAAGGATTGCCCCAACACGGCGCTAAGCTCGCGACAGAGCAGTACCTGCTCGATGCCATTAGCCGCGGTGCAGCGCTCCACGTACCCAATGAAATGGCGCTGCAGCGTGGCTTCGTTGTAGCCGATATCGAGCGTTACCAACCCCTTCACCTTGCCGCCGGCTTGAATGGTGAATGTGGCCCGCCCCGGGCTTTTGATGTCCAGGCGCACGTCGTCAGTCACCAGTGGAGCCACGACGCCGCCGATCGTCAGCACCTTGTGCAGTTTCAAACTCATGCGGCTGGCCCCAGGTAGGTGTCCACCTTCTTCAACACCGCTTCAAAACCGGTCAGCTCCTGAGGCGTGGTGCCCGATCCCGCGCCAGTTACGCCTTCACCCGATGCGGACTGCGATGTAACTGGATTGCTTGCCCGTCGACTTTCAACCTTTTCCGGATTCGAGTGCTTTTCTGACAGGGTGAACTGGATGATCCATTGCGACAGGCTGTCGTCCTCCCCGGC